TTTTAAGTAATTTCTTAGTAAGATTTTCAATTCTTTCATCAAGAGTTTTTTCAGTAATTCTTTTATTTATTGGGAAAGTATTTAATGCTTGACCTCGCCAATAATCATATCTATTTCTATGTGTAAAACCATCTGGCAATATAGCATCTGTAGGTACTGGTCTAAATATAGGTGGCTTTTTAGGTGGTTTAGGTGGAGTGTTATTAGGATTTACTCTAACATTAGGGTCTGTTCTTTCTTGTGCTCTTTCCCATACTTGATTTAATCTAGTGCTATTCCATTTTTTTTCTGCATTTTTTGACCCTACTCTATCTACAAACCAACTGTTAGAAGATGTAGGTGTAATTGCTCCAAATGCTGTGCCTAATAAAAAACCCATAGACGCACCAGTCTTAATGTTTTTACTATTTAATTCTCCTTTAAATGTTAAATCATGTAATGCTTCATAAACACCACCATATACAGCACCTTCTGCTCCTCTACCTACCATGTTTGCTGCTCTTGCATTTGTCATGGCTTTACCTAGTTTTTTTACATATTGTGGTTGCATCCTTGTTGCAGCAGTTACAGTTTTTCTTGCCATTTCTGTACCTTGTGCAACAATTTTAGGTATTCTTAAAAAATTAATTAGTAATAACTCTGGGTCTTTAACAGCCATACCTGTCAATGCACCTAATGATGCTGCAGGATTTTGCATCATAGCCATAAGACCATCTAAAACACTTATATCTTCTGGTGTATATCCATATTTTTGTTGTACTGCTGATACATCACCACTATTATTTTCATAAGCATTACGCATATCCTCTCTGAATTCTGCCATAACTTCACGATTAGATATCCTATCTGATTGCTCTGTGCCAGTTAAATTTCTAGCACTAGCAATTTCTGAATAATATGCTTCTAAAGCAATAGAGTCATAGTAACCAATATTTTGTGCCCATTCTTTAGTTTGGCCTTCCATCCATCTACCATACTCATTTTCTTCATCAGTAAGTTTTTGCCACCATCTATATATCATAGACTGAGTATCATTAAACCCAGTAGCAAAAGTTTGTTTTTCGTATTTAGGTGTAGTTGCTATACGATAATTTATGTTTGCCTGTATTTCTTCCTCAGACAATTTATCATCATAAGTATATAGACCTATACCATCAACATATCTTTGACCCATTAGTCTGATATTCCCCAAAGTGAAATTATTTCTCCGCTTGTATCTTTTGGAAATGGTTGTGCAACATACATATTGCGTTCTTTATCCTCAATAAATGGTTGTTTTAAAATTACTGTTCTATAATACCATTCTGGATTTTTAACAAATTTATCTAATTCTTCTGGAGGTTGACTCAAAAAATATTTCATTCCTTCACTATAAGCTGTACCAAGCATAGGCACACCACCAGTAATCCACTCTTGTATTTCGTCATCTTGATTTTCTTGCTTTAATTCTGCAGCAGACATGTTTTCTTCACCTAAAAAACCACCGCCAAACTGTGCCATACTTACATAAACACTATTAAGTTTATTAAGCATTTCCATTTTATAATTTGTATTTGCTTCTTTCTTAGCGTTTTTAGATAAATTTTTGTAATCATTTTTACCTACAACAATTTCATCTACAGAAGCATTGTAAGCATTTTCAACATATGTTGTATCATCTGGCATTTCATTATTAACTACATTGTTTATTTTTAAACCATTATTATCAATATTGTCAGTAGTATCGTTATCGCCTTTATTACTCATCAAAATAGTATTCATATTAAACAAATGTTTTGCAAATGGATTTGCTGTTTCATCTAAACTAAGAGCACCTAAATAAGATTTAAACATACTTATATTTTTTAACCGACCAGTATTGTCAAACATCATACTATTAACATCTGATTTTTTAAGTTGTTTAGAGCCTAGAAAAGTTTCATATCCTGCTATAATTTTATCGAATTCATCACGAACATCTTTTCTTGCAGCATTTTTTACTTTTTCATCTTGTTTGTCAAAATCAACATTTAATGTTCTTAAATAGTCATCAACCATCTTATCACTACCTTGTGTTAATGATAAAATACCAGTTAGACTTTTTAAATCTGCTCCACTAGCAAGACTAGGTTCTGGCATTTGTGATGCAATTTCTAACATTTGTGCTTGTACATCTGGCAATCCAAGTTCACCTGCATCTTTAGCTACAGCAAGTAAATCTTCTTTTGTTCTAGGGTCTGGGTGCATTTGCATAAGCTGTTGTTGCAACTCTGCTTCTTCCATGCGAGGGTCTTTACCACCTAAAAGCCCACCTAATGCTCTACCAAACATTTCGCCTTGACCAAATGTACTGGCAGTCATTGGCCCATATCCATTTGTGTCTAATCTTCCGAAACTTAATGCTGTATCAGACATCATTTTATTAATGTCTTGTTCAACATCATATATATTATTAAACATACTTGCCATTTAAACTCTCCTACCCAAATAATCCGCCTAGTAAAGAAGAAAATATATTGCCTCCACTACGACTTCCACCGCCACCACCTAACATATCCCACAAACCTTTTCGTTTACTATAATCTTGACCTGCAAGTTGATTTGCAATATTACGAGAAGCAGCACTAACACCTGCAACATTACCAATTTCAATAGCCTTACCTTGATTTGTACCTGCTGTAATATAAGGTATTTGTTTTGTACCTAATGCAACTGCTGTACTTAAATCTTCTTGACCTCGTTTTCTTTCCATGTCAAACATAGCTTGTGCTTGTGCCATTGCGTCATTAAAGTCCATAGCATTAGACCTTAATATAGATTCCTCAACTCCTGCTAATATTCCAGAACCACCAGTAGAGCCTAACATACCTTTAGCTTGTAATGCTGCCATAGTATCATCACGCAACGCATCTTGCTCATCTAGTTTTAATGCAAGATTTTGGTTGTAAAGATACTGTTGCATCTCATATGGGTCATCTCCCATAGCTGCTGCTCTTTCTCTTTGTTGTTTACTACGAGCAATTAATGCGTCATATTCTGCTTGTAACTCTGGTGATAACCTCTCAGTTATCATCTTGTTTTCATAGTCTATATCAGTAGTACCAAGAGTATTATCACTAGAATATCCTGCAGACATTTCTGCAATTTTATCCATAAGAGCCATTTGTCGGTCATAATCTTCTTGTGCGTACTGTACATTTTTACTACGACCACCAAGTAAGCCACCTAAACCCGATAAATCCATATTTGTTTTTTGACCTGTAGCTTTTTTATATTCTTGATTACTAACACCTAAGTTTTGTCTGCCTCCTGTTCCTTGATATGCCCTACGCTGTTGGTCAGCATAAGCTGCTCCATATCCTTCTGGTGTGTATAGTCCATAAGCTGTTGTTACTGCCATTCTATTCTCCTATGCTGTGCGTTTCCACATATATACTACGATATATGGTTGTACAATTGTATGTGCAGCACCACCTCCTGTAGTGCTAGTAAATCTTGAGGAATCTGTACCTGTAGGTTGTGAATACTTAGGGTTTCCACTAGGTGAGTTTTGCCCCCATTGTATTGAATTACCACTAGATGAATCACTACTAGAACCTTGATAATGCCTGTGTGATGGCATTTCATTTTCTGTTAATGTGTGAGTCTTAGAGCCACCTGTTTCTTCTACAGTATCAAAGTCTGTATCTCCAGAATCAATACCTATCATTACTTTACCTGCACCAAAAGCTGCCCAAGTACCGACACCAAGTAATGTAGCAGGATTAGTTGCTACTACTGATGTGTATATTGAACCTACTGGATAAGCATGTCCGTTAATAACTGCCTTGCTAACTGCTGCTACAGCCGTTGTAACATAAGCTGTAGTTGCAACTTTAGTAGAGTTATCCGAAGCACTTTGTGTAGGTGCTGTAGTATCTCCTGTTACTGCAAGTGTTCCACCTATAGTAGTATCACCTGCTATTGTAACATTATTTGCTGAAAAATCTTCACTACTATCACCATTAGTATCTGCTTTAGAATTAACTGCTGTTCTTACTGTTGTAAACTCAGTATTAAAGTCAGAGCCAGATATTACTTTCGCAGCATCACTATCCGAAAGTGCATCTTTACCTGACCAATTGACTGCTATAGTATAATTACTCATCTTATTTTCCCTTGTTTAGAAATTATTGCCAAATCTTGAATCGAAGTATCATATCCATTACTCAAAATAGATAAATTAAGTTTTAAATATTTTGCACTACCCGACAATGGTGTAGTGTATTCTTGCAAACCATATATAGGTGTAAATTTAGAAGCACCATACAATGATGTAGACGCTCCCCATAAAGCTGTTGTACCAGTTGTAGCAGGTTGCAATGCAATTTCAGTTGTTGCAGATGAATTCATACTGTAATCTTTGTACCATCTTAATCCTAATGTTGCACCACTACCACCTTCTAAAATTAATACCATTCTTTTTAATAAAGAAGCGGAAACTCTTTCGCCCATCCTAATCCAAATACTAGATACATCAGCAGTGATAGGAGAATTAGTATAACTAGCTGCCGAATTAACCCAAGCCAAATCCGTATCAAAATAACCTTCATATCCTGCTATACCCCCATCTTTTTGTCCTGCTACTAAACCTGCATATAGTACAGACTGTATCATACAAGAAGGTTCTCTATCGTTATCAAATGTCCAAGTTGTAACTCGTGGTGTACCTGCAGGTGTAGCATGTTTAAAGTCAAATACATAAGTAATATTTTTATCAGTAAAAGTCATAATGTATATGCCTTCGTTTTCTAAATATACTGATTTAACATTTGTGCTAACAGCAATATTTCTTATTAATGTGTCTTTAATAGCTAAAGATAAATCCTGTAAAGGCAATTTATCTTTTTCTGTAGTACGAGCTAATGACCTTAAACCTGTTTCTGACAAGAAAACTAAATCATCAGCAATAGCTTGTACACTATCTCTAGCTACACATCCTACTCCTCGTATAACTTCATTAAGTGCTAGTGTTCCACCCGACTCTGGGCCATCATACAACACAATATTGTTTTTACCAAATATAACTAATTGTCCATAAAATGGTGCAATAGCTACAATTTCATCATTTCCCCATACGGTTTTTAAATCAATGCTACCAGAACCAGTACCAGTCCAATCATCTCCATCTAGCAAAACAGAATAATAAACTACATCTGGGGCTTCTGTAACTCCTCCTACCCACAATCTTCCATATGCACCCATACCACAGCTAGGGTCAAATAGCGTACTTATTGACGCAGGGTCAGTTGCATGTGCTGTCCATTTAGAGCCAGAACCTAAACTTCCATCATATCTTTGTGGTACTACTCCTGTGTGTACACAATGTAACCTTTTATTAAAATTAATAAATTGCCAATTGCCCGAACTATTAGCAACGGTATGCTTAACATCAGCACCACTACTAGGAAAGGCAGCATTAGGAGTTGTAAAATCAACTGTATAAATAGAAGTGCCATAACTAGCAAATATTTTATTAGTTCCTTCGTCATTATGCTCCACTATTGAACCTATTGCTGTACCAGTTGGCACAATTTTTTGTTTCAAACCTTTTCTAAAAGATATTCTACCCGACTCTCTCATTACTACATTATCTGCAGATGTAAGATATGATGGGTCTAATGTAGATGGATTGCTTTGCGTATTTAATCCATTTACACCAAAATTATCTAAGGGTAAATATTCTAAATTTTTAGCCATTATCTAAAATTAACTGTTCCATGAGAATAATTTTCATTTACATACCAGTCTGATTCATACTGTGTATTACCGCTATCTAACATAATAGCTTGTTTGATTGCATCATTTGCTTCTTGTGCCATAAGACTAGATTGTGTACCACCATCTTCACCACGCTCAGATATTGCTCTAGCCCATGCACCAAGTATTACAGGTTTGCTTGGTATTTTTAATACTGTTGCAGCTAATGTTAATTCATCTTGTGGTTTAACAATATCAAAAGACAATGTATGTGCTTCTGTAGGTACTGGTGATAAATCTACTTTTAAATTATTTGAACTATCACTACCATTAAATGCGTAATATAATGGCTCACCTGTTTCATCTGTAGGATATTTAACTGTGTTAATATAATTTCTACTAGCTTGATTCAAGTGTATTCCAGTATCATTATTTACAACATCAATAATTTTTATTTCTTGACCAGAACTCAAGTTATAATTTTTTGTACCTGCTACTGTAGTAATGTCTACTGTTTCTCTTAAATTTAACCAATCATGATAACTTTCAATACTTTTTTTGCTGTCATTAATCAAAGCACCTATTGTTTTTTGATATGCTGATACTGTATTAGAGTCATTTATTGCACCAGACCAATCACTAGATATAGTATCTTCTCTAAGTCTTATAAGCACTTGATTTATTAATTCTCTATATGTCATATACTATCCTTTAATTATTTTGCCCCATACTGAACATCTGCCATTTACTATATCTACTACTTCAACTTGAAAATTTCCATTATCAAAAAATGTAACTATTCCAAAAGCATGATTCCAGTTATGTAGTCTGCCTCTCAACCATGTGTTGTTTTCTGCCGACATATCTTTTAAACAACCCATTGACCAAGCACTTACATTACCATCCAACAATCTTGTAGATGAAAACCTAGAAACATCATGTGTGTGTCCGTACATAATGTTTGTGCCGTATCTTTCTAAATGTGTCTTAGCATGTGTAGTTGTCGTATATGCACCATGTACAAACGACAATTTACCTATAGTTAAAACCTCATTGTATTTACGATACTCATATCCTCGTTCATCCCATTTACAAGCATTTCTAAATAAATACTGTTCAAGGTAAGGATTTTCTTCAACAAACGCATCAAGCCATTCGTCATGGTTTCCTGCAAGAATATGTCTAGTATTGCATTTAACCTTGTCTAATACCTTGTCAAACCTGTCTATTTGTTTATTTACAGCCTTAACTTCTTTATCTATTTCTGGTAACTGATACTCTAGTGGTGGTCTTTTCTGTCGTTTATACCTATGCCCCGATACAGAATTCCATTCTCCAACATCACCCAGATTAATAAATATGTCTGGTTTAACAACTTCTATCGCCTTTAGTACAACTTTAACCGCACTCTCATCATGTATTGGAAAGTGTTGGTCGGGTATTACTACCGCCCTTTTCATTATTACCTACCTTTTGCTAATTGTGCTCCAAAGTAGAATTCGATAATCATTGTTGCCCATCTAAATATTTCATCAAATTTCAACATCCCTTCTACAGTAACATACTCTATCTCGTCTGCTGTCAATTGAAATCCTAATATACTAAAACCTTCTGTTACTGTCGGTATAACAGTTGGCACATTCCAAAACACAGGGGCTACCTGTGTAAATATAACTAAAGCTAATATAGTTAAAATAATAATTCGTCTGTTCATAGCAGCCATAGGGCTTTCTTTATCTGCCCTATCTCTTGCCATGTTGATAGAATCGTTACGCACCTGCAACGACTGTATCATTAATTTTTGTTGTTCTTGTGCTGCTTGGCTTTTTAATGCAAACAATTTAGCAAAAAAACCTAAAGCTATTGGAGCAACATTTGTTATAAAAGCTATCATGCGACCACCTTTAACAAATTAAACATGCCTACTTCTGAGGCTAAAAAGTAAGCAAATCCGCCATAAATAAAATATCTGATTTGATTTAAAATAATAAATATCCTTTGTATTTTATCGTTAGTGTCGTCAA